ATACTTTGCAACAACAGTTGAAAGTTCACTACCCGTAGAACCGTTTATTTCTGCGCCTTCGTCAAATGACTCACCGCCACCGTTAAGACCCCACGGAGCACCTGCTTGTCGGTACTCCCACTGTCCACGTGTGAATTCCTTTGGCTGAATGTGCCAAGGTTCGTTGTTTACATTTGCAAAGTTAACAAGGTCATAATCTTTAGCATTTGCTGTTAGCCATGCGTCATCACCGTGGATGTCAGCAGCCAGACCAATTTCGTGCATAGAAACTCCCGGAGGAGCAGCGTCTGCATCATTTGGGTTTTTCTTTTTCCAGTATTTTCCTTGCCATTTAATACTGGTTTTTTCTTCAGTAGGTGCGTATCGGCTAAGGAACAATGCTTTTTGTTGTGCTGATGTACGAGAGCCGCCACCAATATAAAGTTTAGGGTTGGCTTCAAGCATTCTACGAACACGTGCAGCAAGTCGGGGGTTAAGGGAGTCTAAGTGTTTTTGAGACTTTTTAATGTTTGCAGGAACTTTTCCAGAAGGGGTAGTAATGGTTGCTGTTGTAGCACTTGCACCACCTCCACCGCCAGAGCCTCCTCCACCGCCTCCACCGCCTTCTGGGGTAGCAGTATGACCGTCACCCAAAAGGGCATCCAATCCCATTTTTGTTGCGCTACCTGCTGCAAGACCAGCGGCGGGTGTTCCAACAATACCAGCAGCCAAACCTACTGCTCCTGCAATACCCCACTTAACAGCGCCTTTAACCATGCTTGCTTTAGTGCTGATACGGGCACCTACAATGCCTGATAACTTCTCTTCAAAGGCTTGAAGTGCTTTGTTAACTGCTTGCACATTCTTTTCCATTTGTGCAAAGTTATCGTTTTGACGCTTATAAAAGTTTTCTTCACGATTGGCTTTTACACGGTCTGTTTCTTCAGCCTGAGAAGCAAAGTTGCCTTCCACACCCATGAGTTCTCTTTGACTCTTTTTAGAAGGGTCATAGAACCCCTTACCGCCCTTCTTTTGAAATTGCACATTTTGTTGTGCATACTGAAGAAGTGGGTTAATCTGGTCTTCGGTCATACCTGATGCTTCAAGACGGGCACGTACAGTAGAACCTTGTTGAAATGCACCTTGAATTGTTTTTTCATCTGTAAGACCACTACGGTTAATAACATCTTGAAACACTTGTTGCTGTGTTCTTTGAGTACCACCGATACCGTACATACCAGTGCCCATCATCATGAACATTTGGTTTGTGGACTCTGGGCCAGCCATAGCCTTTGTCATACTGGTAAGGTCTGACGTAGAATATGCGTAACCAGAGGACGCACGCATTGCATCAATGCTCTTAGCCTGTGCTTGAGCATTCAATCCTGTAGAGGCTTGAAGACCTAGGACTTCGTTAATACCGCCCATGCCCAAACGGTATGGTTGTAGTGGCTCTCGGTATTTATGATAAACCTGATTTTGACTTAGACCAGAAGTCTGCTGGTAAAGCATGTTCATCTTGTCTGCTGACAGAGAGTATTGGGCACCTCGGGCAATACGGGAATCTAATGCTTGAGCAGCCTTAGACAAAAGTTCCATTCCGTACTGACCAGCAGCCGCAGCCCCTGATGGTGGTTTACCACCGCCACCGCCCTGCATTACCGTTACATTGGCAGTTTGAGTGTTTCCACCTGTAGCACCAGTTTGTACGTTAGTGCTGTTATTACCAGCCGCAAGGCTTCCAGCAGGTGGGATGTAGCCTCCACCAGCCCCACCACCTGCTCCTACGTTGCCACCGGCGTCAGAAACTCTACCCATGTTCTTAGCAACAGTGTTAAGTGCTGTAGCCCATTTACGGGTGTCTTCAATAAGTTTTGGAAGTTCTGCCCTAAAGGATTTTACAAATCCATCAAGTTTCTTAAACTCAGTGTTAAGTTCTTTAAAAGCAGTTGGGTCAATAGAGGCTTTGGAGTTGACTCGCACACTACCTACGGCTTTACCAACCTCAGCAGACGCACCGGGGTCTTGCCCCATTCCACCTTCACCTAAGTTTTTCTCAGCCATTACAAACCTTTATTTACTTGAGTTTCGCCACATAGCCATTGAATACCAATAAGCACGTTGACGCACTGTCATATTTTTTAGGTCACTGAGACCAAACCCTTTGTACATAGAGGCAATCGCCTCATACTCCCAATATGTAACTTTTAAGTTAACCGAATAGAAGTGAGACCCAGTCCATAAGAATGAGGAGTTCTTCCTCACAATTAGCGCACTGAGTATTCACCTCTTCCATCTTTGGACCCGGGGGGTCGGTGGATAGCGCTTTTACCAACTTTGCTCGGTCACCGAGATTTAAACTCTTTGCCCATTGCTCAGTATTTTGTGGAGGATTGCTATCCCAGACTGCACAACGTGCCAACATCAATGTGTTTTGCTCTGCTGTAGTCTTTGCTTTTTTTGCAACATACAAACTATCTGCACCAGATGGGTAATTTAGTTTAATTGTTGAACCGTCTTTAATGACCACTTCAAGAGGTTTGTGTAAAGACAACTTTGGTGTGTTTATTGCAAAGTCTTCGTCCAAGTTTAGTGAAACAAAGTTTGTAGACTCACAATTACTGCAAGTAACTTCTAACTCACGAACCCGTCCATAGGTTGCCTTAACGGTACCTACAAACAACAAATCACGGTCACCAATCATAAGTTGGTCAATCATTTGTGGATGTGTTTGTACATCAATATTTCCAATTTTAAGAACTGAACGGTTAAGCAAAGTACTCATGTACTCGGCATATGAAAGAGTTTTCTTAGACGTAATAGAAGCAAGTGCTTCCTCGTCTTCTCCGTTAAGTTCACGAACAATCGCCGTGGTATCCCACTCGTTTGTTTCAATGTTGTAAATACCTTTAAGCAATTCAACTACGGTATTCGGTGCATCATTAATGTTTGGCACCGGGTCGCCCATAGCAGCATTTGCCATTTCTGTATCACTCATTTTATTCTCCTATTTATTTATTTAGATTACTTTGCAGAAGCGATGTTCTTGATTTCGTCGTCCGTCCACGCAATAATCCAACCTTCATTATGAAGAGTCATTTCTTGAATCAAGAGTTCGTTTGCTCCAGCATTAAGACCATTCATGACATAGCCACCGGGCCAGCAGTTAAAAATCTTCATTGCTAACTTAGGTGTTCCCAAAAAGGTTGTCTTTGTTGAGTTTGCAATACTGTCATTATATGAAGCATTGGAATGTGGGTGGTCAAATACACGAACAACAACGTCGCAACGGTAGTCGGAACCACCTGTTGAGCCACCTGCTCCTGCTTGCCAGTTATGGATAAAGCGTTGCCACTTCCACAACTGGTCTTGTCCAGAAATAACACCACGGTTAAATGTGACAGGAGCAAAGTCAGTTTGACCAACCATCTTATGAGGATGTGTGTTCATCCCACCTTCACGGTATTGAATGACTTCGTTCTGAACAGTCAAACCAGACATGGCTGCAAAGCCAATGTTGTTGATACCGGCTGCAAATTGTCCAAGATTAATTGTATTTGGAGCATTTACACCAGTTGCTTGGCTTTGTTCCAAAGGGATGAAGGTAACTTCAAATTTAAAGTTACGAATTGGGTCTGTACGCACAGTAGGCATTAGTTACTCCTTAGAGGTTTTCTTGGATTTGGTTTCCACCAGCAAATTGGCTGATGTTAATAACAATGAATTCAGCAGGTGTTTGCAAAGCAACTCCAATTTCAATATTAACTTCTCCTGCTTCAATAGAAGCAGTGGTGTTGTTAGAAGTGTCACAAACAATGTAATACGCTTCTCCAGCACTGTTTCCACGAAGACCACCGTTTGACCAAAAACTAGCCAAGAAGTTAGAAATTCGTGCAGAAATGTCAGCCCACAGTCGTTCACCGTTTGGCTCAAACACAGCAAATTGTGAAATTTGGTCTACGTTTGCTTTAATAAAGTTAAGACTACGGCGAGTTGGGATGAACTTTGTAATGTCCGTCTTCTTAAGAGTACGGGCACCATTGACAATTACACCAGCACCCGGAACTGTTTTAAGAGTGTTGATATTGTCGGTGTACAGGTTACCAACTTGGGCTTCAGTGTACGCAGTAGTAACTCCAAAAGTATTACGTACTTCGTAACCATAACCAGCAGGTGCCTTAGCAACATTGCGCTCTGTATCCACACGTGTGTAAAGACCTGCAATTGCTCCACCGGGGTAGGTTTCACGCAAAGCGGCGGTTCCACCACTAGCAGGGTTGCTCATAGAAAGCATTCCGTAGTACACAGCGGCATATGAAGAAGCACCATATTGGGCTACCAACTGCTTAATTGCGTTTACATCAGTCTTCAAAGTAGGGTTTGGGTCAATAATTAAGAACGAATCGCCACGAGTTTCAACGTAGTTAATTGCATCCAAAATGATTGTTGAGTTTGACTTTCCAACAAGGTTAAGCAAAAGTTGACCTTGAATTGTGTCATACGTGTCTACAGCCGCAGCCCAAGCCGCTTGGGTTCCAGCGTTTGTATCGTCGGTTAACGCAGCACCATCGCCACCACCAGTAAGTGTCAGCGTTTGAGCGGCTACTGTGTAACTAGCACCTGCGTAGTTAGTAACACCATATGTAGTCACATACTTAGAGTAGTTATTTACAACGTTGTTAATAAATCGGCTACTATCTGGGTTGAGGCTAACCTCAGACCAACGCTCTACTTCAACACCTTGGTACTTAACAGTCAATGTCATTGCAGGAGTAGTACCAGCAGTAATTGTACTGGTGTCCACAACTACAGTAAGGTCGTTGCCCCAAGTTCCGGGGTTTGCAGCCTGCACTGACCAGTTGCTGGTGCTAGCAGTAGCAGCGGCATTAGAAGCACCTGCACCTACAACACGGGTTACATATGCAGTACGACCACCATTTGCAAAGAAATGGTAGACAGCGTAGCCAAGGTCATAAGCACTAGAGATGTCACCAAAGAGTGCTTTATAAGCACCCCATGATTCAATACCAACTGGTGTGGTAGGTCCACGAAGGGCTGTGCCAATAAAGCCAGCGGCGGTTGTAGCAGGTCCGGTAACGGTAGAGGTAGTGAAAGCACTCTCTGATACATAGACACCGGGAGAGGTGTACTGGGCCATAATTTAACTCCTAAAAATCGGTAGGTACAAAAAAACGAATGTTATTCAATATAATCAATATTAGCGACTACAGAGGTTGCCTGCTTGTATCCATGTAAATCAGTGGATGGCAATTCTGCCCCCATCTGCAACGTGTAAATCTTGCGAAAGATTCTCTTACGATAACCGGACTCGGCGTCCAAAAGGTCAGCGGTTGTCCAGTCCAGCATTTCCAAACGGCGGTCTGTGTTATCTGCATCAATGTGGAGAGAGGACCGACGGAACGGGAAGACTTTGCGAAGCATCGTAGACGTCATTTGACGGTCATGAAGTGCTGTACGGGTATAAGTAGACACTTGGTATACAAGGTCTACGGGTACAAATTCGTTTGTAGCAAGTATTTTAAAACTGTCTTTGTTATCAAAGTTACTAAAATCACTAGATTCACTAGGCCAGTAAGTCAAAGCGTTAGGTCTATCTTCCCAGCCAGCAGGAGCACTTGCACCGCCACCAGCAGCAGTGGGGT